CTGTCGAGTAGTCCAGAACCCGACCTTCCTTGTAATAAGACACACCGAAACCCTGGTCCATTGTTCCAATAACCACAGGGGCGACTACACTCTGGACGACGGGTTCGGTGATCATATTAGTAAGCGCGTTTGACGGTTGCTTTGATGTTTGGGGTACCTCCTGTAGCAACGAAAGAAATGTATCCTTTACCCAAAGTGATGATTTTATTGTAAGCTGAGGTAACTGCCAATGCCGCCTCGTCTTGATTCAAAAGAGGCGTCCATTCATCAGCGGCTTCCTCTTGCCAGTCTACCTGGACCGAAGTTCCACCAAAAGAAGTACCGTCGATATTGAGAAAGTGAGGGCCCCCAATTACGGGGATTGAATCAGTGCGTCCTGTGGTTGTAATATCCATGTTCTTTTGCTAGTTGATCTTAGTGGTCGAGTCAATAGTTTTGTGCTGCCTTGAGGAACTTGCCTTGGTTGTATTTACGCTCAAAGAAGTCGTCGCCCTTCTTCTGCTCATAATAAAGTGGAAGTGCGTCCCCAAGAGCTGTGCCCATCATCATACTGATAGTTGGTCCAATGAACGGATAGGCCGAGCCGTAAATGGGCCGAGCACGGTGAAGTGCTTGTGCTCCACTGTCAGCACCAAGGACCTCGAAAGGTAGTGTAACCAATGGAGCAATCGGAACCTCCCGCTCAACGAGACCGCCAAGCAGGGGATCAAGGACGCCACCGACTCCAGAGGAATTGTAAACGCGCCCGATGCCTGCGGCAGTCATATTGTGGAGGAACATTGGTTCACGGCCTGCTGCAAGGTCCTTCATAACCATGGATACATAGCCCATAACCATGGCCCCGCCGATCCAGCCGCTCATGTGGCCCATCATACGCGTCCGTGTGTTGAAATCGCTGGAGCCATCGTAGCCGTTGATGTAGCGCTTGAAGTGAATGTTTGAGGTAGCTAGCGGGAATGACATGTATTGCATCACATTACGGGCGGCAACGCCGCGCCATGTCCCGTCCTGCTGGCCCATACGGACCGTGGCCTGTGTGCCAAGGTCAGGAGTGATTACCGCACTATTCATGTAGTGAATCTGATACTCCCGAAGCTTACGTGACAGCTCTGGATCAGGGACCAGCTGCGAGGAGATACGTTCGACGCCGTCCGCTGTCTTGGTGACATACTTGCCGAGGTCAGCAATCTCCTGAGGCGAGAAGCCAAAATCATTAAGGCTGTGCCATGCTTGATCACCCTTCTTGAGGTTCACGATCTGGCGGCCCATGTCCATGGAGAGTAGGTCGATGTAAGTGTCCTGCCCCGCCGATGTAATGAGATTCAAGAAGTTCATGTTGAACAGTGACTCATTGAGCTTGGTAAGCAGCTCCCCGCCTGTGCCACCTTCCGAAATAGAGAAGCGGGCGGACTGAGCGTTCAGGAACGAATCCATTCCAGCGGCTTCACCGAGATAGTAGCGACTCATCTCGTCCCTGTTCCCATTGAAGCGGCGGGCGATGTTCCGCATATAGCTCGCCCAGAACTTCATATCCAGCATACCAATTGGCACGCCTTGATACTTCAGTGTCGAGGTGATTCCTGGAACATCGTTCAGGGCGGAGATACCTGCCTTGGGCAGATATAAAATGTTTGATGCTAGACGAAGCTGGCGTGCATGGTTGGAGAGGTTCTTGTCCACTGGGTTATCCAGTGCACCTGTGGCCATTTTGACCGTGTCGGACAGGTGGCGAACGGCACTTGCGTGGCGCGCATCCTTGAAGAAGCCCTCACGAGTATTATTAATCCCTGCTTCAATACCGTGGGATTCCATGACCTTGTTGAAGTTCGGAATCGGCTGATTACCCAGCGAGTTGGAAACACCCAGCATCTCAGATCGGTAACGCACCTGATCCACGTAGAGGCGGCCAAGGCTCTTGTGTCCGCTATACTTCTTGAGCATAGCCGCTTCCTTGTCTGCCTTGAGAATCACACGTCGAGACTTCGACATGGAGCGGGCGATATCCATGGACGCATGGTCCATGTCAGCGACGGGTCTGCCCATCTCAGTCCACCAGCCTTTAAGGAAAGCTTCATCATCCCACTCGACCCACTCAGTAGGTTCAGCTGGAAGTCCCTCAGCTTGGCGAGCACGGGCAGCCTCGACGTCATTAAGATTCTTGTGAAGTTTGCCACCGTGCATCTTCTTGGTAGCCTCCCAGTCGATGTTTTCCATCATGTCCTTGCGCCACTGGGCCCAGCCCTGCTTCTTCACAGAGACCTCGTCCCAGCGTTGAGATAGTCCCGAGTAGAACTCGCGCATGTGGATGTTGGCGCCCGTCTGATTCATCCGACCCACCTGCCCTTCAGGCGTGGCCTTGAAGACCTTGGCGACCTCCATGAACTCTGGGACGTCCTTCCATGTAACTGGAACCTGTCCCGTGCGTGCGTAGGCCATCAAGTCCTCAATGAAAGCATTGGATGCCTGCTCAAGATTCTCACCGTAGATTTTCCGTGCACGCTGATCGGCCACTGTCGCCAGCTTGTCGAAGCGATATGCATCGGTGTATTTCCCTGTGACAGCTCCCATGAACAGGTCATAGAACCCTGTTTCATGGAGCACTTCGAGGATAGGCATCTGGTCCAGTGTGATCTGGGCCTTGATCTGGGCATCGACCGAGGAGTTTGTGTGGATCGTGCGGCGAATCTTATCGTTCTTCTCAGAGCGGATCGTCCCGTCCATGTAGGACTGGAAATACTTGAGCACCGTGGAGGGTGCTTTCCCACGCACCTCTTCATGACGCTGGCGGACATTAAAATCATGGATCGAGCGCATGGCAAAGGCCAGTTGCTCCTCTTGCATGAGAGCATCCATCTTCGACAGGATCACCAGATCCGAGTCACCGTCTGCCACCATCTGTGACAAGCGCATGAACATGTTATCCGAAAGCTTTGTGCTGATAGGTTTCTTGGCCCGCAGGTCCTTCAGGACACGTATGGACTGCTTACGCTGAGCGCCCATGTAGCCGTAGAATGAAAAGATTTCATCGAACAGGTCGGAGTATTCTTTGTGGATCGGATCAGCCTTCTCAAAGTTCTCGTCGAGGTATTTGAGGAGATCCATCTTACGCTGCATCTGGTCTGTGACCCCCGTCTCAGACTTGTTCTTCAGATCCAATGGCTCATTAAGCAACCGAGCTACAGGTGGAGGAAGCAACTCAGAGATACGCTTGATTAGCGTGGACACGGGGTCAGCGTCGAAGGCTGCCTGTTCCGCTGCTCCCTTGGTCTGTGCTTCAGCCGCTTCTTTGACCTGTGGCTCACGTTTCTCCGCTGCCACTTTCTTAGGGTCCACGGAGCGTTCTGCGTCATTGATAGTCTGAGCGATCTTCTCTTGGGAGGGTGCTGGTTTCGGTTCGACTACACTTTCCTGATCAAGTTTCGATGGTGCCACTGGAGCAGGGTCCGATGTAACAGGGTTGGCCTCAAGCGATTTGATATCGTCCTCCAGCTTGGCAATCTTCTCTGCCGCGAGGGGAAGGTCTTTACCTGCGCCTTTATGGTAGGCAATGGCATCCTTCTTCTGTTTTAAAAGCGAGTCATATGCCTCAACACGGGACACTTCAGTAGGTGCATCCACAACAGGATTCCCGTCGGGACCGATTGGTTTGATGTCCTGATCGAAACGGATGAGCAGGGACTGGAATGCTTTCTGGACATCAGCGTCTGCTTCAGTGACCCATGCGAGTTGCTCAGAACTGAGCTCTTCACGGCGTCCCTCCATAACCATGTTCACCGCTTCCATGACTTCAGATTGGTGCTTGTCCTTCATCTCCTCAGTAGCGAGGCGAGAGTCAAATGGAACAATGGCTGCAAGGCGCTGTAACCAGACCTTCTCCTGATTGTCGATCAGGAACTGTGTGACACGTTTAGCTTCGTCAGGTGTGATCTCTGAGCCACGGGATACAATCTCAGCGATCTCCTCATCGCCTTTGATTGTAAGATCAAGTTCCTCATCATATTTCGCAAGGATCTGTGTAACATGCCCTACATCACCATTAGCATAGGCCGACTGGATCGAGGCCCGAGCGGACAACAGATCACGATTCATCCGAAGATGCTTCGCCGTCTTAGCAATGTAAGGAACTCCCATCGCTGTGCGTAAAGGGAACTGTAGAAGTGTGTCGAGGGCAAGATCAGTTAGGCCGTAGCGGGCATCCCCTTGATATTTATGTCCTACATAAATGAAGGCGTTCTCAAGAGTCTCCTGCCGCGCACCTGCCATGGCCACCTGCTTCGTGGCGGAGAAGATGGCTGACTTATTCCCTGCAAGGAAAGCAGGGGTAGCAAGGGTGTTCCCTTTCTTAATAACGTCGGCACCTTTCTTTACCTTGCCAAGGACCGCGGCAGCAGGGGTAAACATCAAGATCGCGTCCTCGCCCATGGAGCCAATTGACCCCGCTATCAACTGCCGTGCCATTCCAGCGTTAGCGGTCTTTATTGCGCGGGACTCCGCTGTAACGGAGCGCTCCCTGCGAACGTCCCATACCTCCTTAGTATATCCAGGGCGAAACGTCAGCGCCGTGTTCTCACCCATCATCTTCTTCCACTCCTCCTCCTCAAGGTTCTTAGAACCGTTCTTAGACGAGTTATATTGAAGACTGAAGTCCGAGGACAGTGTCTTGAGTGTGCCTACGACAGATTCGTCGTCAGCTCCGCGTTCCATCAACGAGACAGTGGATTCGATGAAGCCAAAGTCGGGATTAAGTGCCCTGTTAGAGGAGGGTTCTCGGGACGTGCGGTTCTGTAGTGTCTCAGTTAATCTCATATGATTCTTTTTGGCCTACTCGTAGGCTTCTTTGATTGAGTCGAGCACGCTCTCTGCGCCTTTTGCGACAGGACCTGCGCCTATCGTCTTGTCGTAAATGCGGCGTGCTCCGCGTTTGAGAGGCTGGATCAGGCGGGGACCTAGCCTTCTTACCTCCTGCTTATACGCCGATCTACGCAGCCTGCTGCCAACCTCCGCAGATCGAACGTCGCTAATGAGCCTGGATACAGGGACACTTAGCGTCGAACCATCATCTAACTTAACAACATCCCACCCTGACTTGAATCCTTTAGGACCATACGCGGGAAGAAGGAAAGGCACCACAAATTCACCAGATGCTTCATCATGAACCTCAGCACCAAGTCGTAGCATTTTAAATAGTTCGGAAGTTGGATATTGATCACGCAGATCAGCTATGGCAGATTCCATTTCAGCATCGCCTGCCGCCTTGCTTGACAGTCCTGAGAAGTAGTTTTCCAGAAGATCAGGATGAGCTTCCATTACTAAACTGTGTGCAGAGAGGTGAATAAGATCAACAACCTCTTTTCGGTTAATGTTCTCCGCGTTCTTCACGGTGGCCGTCTTTGTAGTGTCTAGGCTGAACATAGTACCGATATCACGAAGGAACGTATTAAGGGGACTGCTTATATTCACAGAGCCTTCCGACATAGCCTTCTCTGTGCGAGAAAAGAGCATAAAGTCCTGACCATGGCTCCCTGTGTATATCTGAGCCACGGAGCTTGATGGCTTCTCCGCATTACTCAGATGCCACTCAAGAGGCATGTCTGAGTTCTCCTGAATAGAGTGCGCCAAAGTTGCTTTCCCAAACTCAGCCCAGAACATGGAAGTAGACCATGAACCATATTTCTGCTGGAACATCTGCTGATCTGTGCTGACAGGCTGTATCTCCTCTCTTCGGACACCTGCCTGATACTCTATCCACAGGTTCTTGCTCTTACCGTCAGGCCACTGAGTCATAGGGTCCTCAGCCATCATATTAAGTATGGCCGTGGTGTCCATCCCAACAGGTGCACGGAGCGCCACAGACACAGCGCCCTTCATGGCATCTATGTCGGGATTGTCGGTATCTGAAGTTGTGGCCATCCACAAAGCAACATCATTAACTCCTCGATTCCCTGCCACAAGCATCTCTGCGGCAGAACCGAGCATGCTGGGATCTTTCGTGACGGCTGCCATTGCTTCTGGGAGAAAGGCCACCATAGACTTTCCAGACTTGGTTTCGGTAGGTAGGCCGCCCTCTACGTATTCACCTACAGTGTATTTAAGTCTGCGAGCCTCCTGTTGAAGTACTTTGATATTTTCATCAGAGGTTCCATCCTTATGAATCTGGTCCATCACGGTGTTCGCTGCCCATGTGGACGATGCATATATATTCCCTGCACGTGGGGTCATAGTCATAGCCCCTGCCATATAGCCCATATCTGATTCTGCATCTTCCCTTACAGAGATTATAGAATCCTTCATAGCGTTAATCTGGGACATATTACCGTTCTTCACATTGTCGAAGTCAAATTCCTGCATGGAGGACAGTTCGGATAGGACAAAGTCAGGGCCTTTTTCATAAGCCGCCCATATCTCCTCTCGGGCATCAGTATCCATCATGCGATCCTGAATGGTGGCAGTCTCCCTTCGGCTAATAAGATCATCGTATTCCTCCGAACCTGGTTCAGTGACCTCAAGTGCGGAATCAACAATAGCTAAGTTCTCTTCCAATGTCTTAGATACAACGCCACTCGCTCCAGCAGCATCTGCATGTTGATGTAGGGCGTTCTGAGCTCTGCTCACGTTGGCACCTTTCGACATAGCGTCTATCTGCGTGCTGAGAGGATGAATCAATGCATTCTTCTCAGGAACCGTCATCCAGTCCGCCGAGCGAATATGCTCCTGTGCTGTGGTAAGTTCAGCCTGCGCTGCTGTCGTGTTAGGTTTCCGCGCCATCGTAGACCGAAGAGCATCCACATAACCAACCATCTGTTTGCGACCCTGCTCCTTATATATTTCTTGGGAAAGGGCACTTGTTTCAGCAAAGGCAGGATCTGCGAAATAGGAATTAAGTCCTGCTGACATACGGGCACCTGTTACCCAGCTAACCCTATTGTTCGACACATCTTCAGATAGCTGATTTCCCGACGTCTTAAGGGCAACCTCTGCTTCATTGGCCAAACTTCCTGCGAGGCTACTTCTATCAAACGCATGGGCCACGCGGCCATAGTCATTCTTGTAGAACTCGTTGATTGGGTTCGCATACTCATCCCGAATAGATGTATCACCCTCCGTGTTGAACTGGACATCGTTGACGTCTGAGCCCTCAGCCCATGCCTTCATCATCTCCTTGTGGTCGTTGAGGAGACCATATTCCTTGTTATCAATAAGGGTCTCGCCCTCACGGATCATCTCATCCCATGTAGCCTGCTTCTTCGTCCCTTTGCGCTTAGCATTACCTTTCTGGACAGCCTCGTCCTTTCGCTCCAAATTCCCCGCGATCTGCTTAGTGGCCCCGGCCACCTGACCCAGGGCTCCTTGGATGGCGCGTGCTCCGCCGTCGCCTTGGTCTAGGCCGAGGCCGAACGAGGCTGCTGAGGCTTGTTGATCTTTCTGCGTGGATTGTCTAAGTCGAATAGCCATTAAAATTTAATCCCTGATGCGGTTGCGGTGCCTTGGGCAGCGCCACCAATGAACGAGGCATACCCGCCGATACGAGCGGAAGACGCCTGGCCCCTGTATGCGGCAGAACGGTTCCGCCCTTCTGCTAAAATAAGTCCAGATTGAGTGCGCCCGGTTTCAAGGGCACGATTGGCACGCATGTCAGCCAGCTCGCCTTCCTTGGAGTACTGATAGCGCTCTTGGGCGCCGCTAGAGAGCAACTCTACCTCTTGACGTTCCAGAAGGAGTGCATCAGAGCGTAGGACATCATCGAAGCTGTAATCAAAGGTACCTGTGCGTGCCCCCTTAGCTTCTGCTTTAGCGAGCCGCTGAGCGGTCTGGGTACGTTGATCCCGTAGAGCCCTGCTGCGTACCTGAGCTGAGTCTGCTGCGTTGAATTCAGCTACTGAAGCCTGGAACGACTGGTCCCCTGCTTCGGCCACTGCATTATTCATGGCAACCTGCGCATTGTAGTTCGCCATCTGCTCGGCGGCCGTCGCCTGATGTTCCGCTGCCGTCGCTGCTCGCTGGGCACCTAGATACCCTACCGCACCTGATGCGACGCTGGAGAATGCTGATATAGCTAAAAAGACAGGTGCTCCCATATTATTTTACTTCGACCTCCGTTATGGCTGATATGACAGTGAGTGGATACGGCTGATCTTGGATAAGCATAGGGACATTGTCCACTGAATACTGTGATGCAGGCAATGTTTTTTCTTTGGTGAATCCTGTGAACAACGGCGGTGACTCCCCGGCAGGCGCTACATCAAGATGTTTCGTAATATCCAAAGCACCTGCCTCGGTAAAGCCTTGCTTGAATCCGAGACTTCGAAACGCATAGAACCACTGTTTCACGTATCGAGTGATCTGGCCATAAGCGTTACCACCCCGTGTTTCAATACCAAGAGGGTTCCCTTGAAGGACGCCTGTGTAAGAAAGCCCTACCAGAGAATACTTAGTGACTGTGACGCCTTCGGGAAGGATCACAAGACCATTTAGCACAGGAAGGCAGCCATAATCAAGACCATCAATAACCGTGCGAACGCAGCCCTGTTCATCTAGTAATCTTGAGGGCACAACTATGTCTGTTTCTGGAGCGGTAACGTACCCCTTCTTAGGGCTCCGAGAATAAGAATCAAGGTAAGCAGCCTCTCCTTTGAAATTATCATCACCATCATCCGTAAACGATACATGCATGCGTTCCATTAATCTTACGCCTGCGCGTTCCACGACTAACCAGAGCTGGTCCTCAGATGTTTCAGTATCTCCCTTTGGAACAACCTCAACCTCAATAACTGAACCATCGGTAACATGTTCGGCCCATGCATAATAGTCATCCTCTTTACGATAAGTTAGCGTAATTAAACGTCCAGATTGCGTAACAATCCAAAACACTGAATGCGGGTTTGCTTGGTATGAGAAAGAAACGATTGGATCACTGTCAAAAAGCGTAGGTACCAGTTTAGTGGTGGTTTTCGTGTCGAATGACTGTGTCTGGAAATCAAAAACAAACTCTACAAACCTTCGTCCGCTGATATGAGGGAAAAACACTGAGGAGCCGATACGCATACCCTGTAAGACGGAGCCAATAGAAGTCTCCTGCGTGATGCGGATATTGCTCGGAGTGATGGCAGCTGAGAACTCGTTTGGTCTCAGCTGCCATTCATTCGATTCAGTACCTACAATCAGGGTTGGACCCGATTCCAGCCACCGAATAATGGTGGAAGATGTTCCGAGAGGGTAGGTGATGCCAGTGGTGTCGAGCACGGTGCCATCAGGCTCCACTGTACGAAAGTCGGTATCATCCTTTGTGTTGCTGAGCCATACCAGATTGGGGTCATTCTTCGACCCGGCGTAGACTCTACGCTGCTCGTAATAGGAGACAGCCATGGGCCAGTTGTTATCGTACCAGGCGCCCCATCGGTATTCTGTAAAGACTCCGTTATTATTGATTTCCCCTGTAAGGGCGTCTCGTGGGATGTCCGATAAGACGTCACAGGTGGCGTTAGTAGATAGAGTAGAAGTGATGCGCAGAAGCACCCACTTATCAACCAAGTTACCAAAGAAATAACGACCCGTGTCGCGTGTGTTAGAAAATACCGCTGTGCTTGCATAAAGTGTGGTTGTATGAGAAGCCAGTCCAGCTGAGTCGTTGGTGAGATCGTAGACCGAGACAGTTCCTGTCGTGGCTCGTAATGTCCCTGCCGCTTCCAGCGTTCCTGTGGTGTCCTCAGTCACCACCTGAGTCTCGTCTGCCTCAAACACATCGAACTGGCGCTGAGTAGACATATTGGCGATAATGAGTCCTGTCACACTGGCCCCCGTCTTGAGCTCGATCTTATAGTTCATGGTGAAACGCCAGGTGCCTCCCCCATCATTGACAAGGGCGGTGCGATTGGAATCGGCGGTACCTGTAAGATTATATACTGCTATCTCTGAAGCAGCGCCCCATTCGTAAACCTGATACACGGTTCCAGCGTCATATTCTCCATCAGCCAACGTGTCGTAAAAGAAATCAACAGGGTGGTCTTCGAGACCCCTATAGTCCTTTAAGTAAAACCATCGAGCTAGGCCGTCTTGTGTAGAGTTAGCCGTGTCTGTGCGTTGCGTAGGTTCGCATACGTTTGTGAAGAGCTTATCCCCTCCAACACGTATCCATGCGCCGATGTTGGAAGTCTCGAAAATTGCAACGTCTGCGCGGACATGCCACTTACCATCAGGAACACCATCCTCACGCTGCCACGTAGGAACATCAGGACCTGTAGTACCTGTTCCCTTGAGCCCAAACAGGCGAACTGAAGGATCTTTCACATTTACTACGGAATCCACAGGATCAACATAGCAGACTGTACCGGCTGGATCGGCAGGTCCTGCAACGCCTTCTTCATTCGTGGCAAGTGTCAGGACACGGCCAAGGGACCATTGATTGGCTACCTTATACTCTACATAATAGGGCCTGAGTGCCATGTCAGTGATTTGTGCCGCAGTGAAGGTAAAATCATTAGCTGTTGATTCAAGCCGGACGACCTCCTTAGCCGGGTCGATACGCATGACCACATCCGTAGTGTTGATTTTCTCAAATGGATGGGAGGTGTATTCTATCTCGCTGAAAGTCCATGGTGTAAGACCTGCTGATCCTGCTGATCCTGCGAAGAGCTCGACGCCGTTGATATCCAAAAGCCTGTAGTTATCAGGTGGCGGGGTTGTCTCCGTAGAATAAAGTGCCACTGAGTCAAAGACTGTGTTCGCGGACAATTCGAAAGGTGGGTGGTTCGTGTGTGTGAACACCATCTTCTCTGACTCGCGGGAATAACGAACATCAGGAATCTCCGAGTCAAGGTAAGGTACTGTTACCCCATCCACTCCGTCTTGTCGTACATAGAGCAAAACGCCGTCTGTGCTATATACATGAAGAAGTCCTTCAGACAACCGAAGGATAAAGCGGTTCTCATTATTAATTGAGAATGAAATCAATCTCACGTTTCCTACCACAGAATCTTCAATCCATTCAAATCCCTCGCGATATTTTGCAGGGCCTTGGATTGAAGGAATGAAATTTTCCATACGTTGAAGACCCTTGTTGAACTTATCAACATCGAGGCGCCCCCTCATGTAAGGGCCCATTAAACCTCCTGTAAAATCTGTTGTTATCGGATTATATGATGCCATTGCCTTGATGAGCTTCTATGAATTGTGACTGGGCGTCGCTCATGTAGGTCTGTGGCGGTCCCTGCCTTGAAAATTGTGATTTAGCGTCTTTCAGCTCTTGACGATACAGGCGGTCCATCTTGTCGCGAGTATCTTCCCCTGCGGACAGTGGGACAGAGATGCGCGAGGCGAGGTAGTATTCAAGGACCCGTGTAAGTACCTCGGGCCATACCGTGACGTCCGTGGTGTCCACATCTGTGTATCGGAAATACGTGTTCTCGCAGTTCGTATAGACATAACCGTTCGAGAGTTCAAAATCAGTGAGGATAGAGCCATCCTCTGTTTCGTAGCGCCATGTCCCATTGCGCTTACTGGTGAATCGAAACTCAAAACGAGAGTCTCCGGTAAAAGTGACGTCAGCTACTTGGAGTTCACGTTTACGTGCAACGGGCCAGTCCCATTTCGCAGCGATGTATAGAATGGCGCGAGCGAGCGCAGGCTTAACCACCTTTGCCTCAGCCGACGATTCGTCGAGGTCTGTGATTGTTTCGTGCCCACCGACTTCAGCGACGGCGGCGTTTGCGATCTCAAGCTCTGTTGCCATAAAAAAGGGTGAGGACCCGCCCATGCCAGGACGGGCCCTCGGTTTTTGTTAGGTGTTAACCACATACAGGATGAATCCTGCAAAGGTGTCATCAGCGGCAAGGGCACCTACCGAAGTAGTTGCGTAGACGCTCTGAATACCATCAGTACCTACCGCGTTTCCGCGAAGGGCTACCCCCGAAGATACCGCGACAGCTGTTGCTGCAAGCAGCGAAGCTTCGTAAGTATCCACTGGAGTGGTTTTGAGTGTATATCCAACGGAGAGCTCTGCGGCGTTACTGAGAGCCATTGCACTGAGAACAGTTTCAATGACCACAGCACCTGCTGGAAGCTCCACGAGTTCAATACGTGTATCCACTGCTTCAGCTGCTGTTGCCAGGTAGTTGAAGCGTTTAATGCGAACGCGAGCACCATCATCAATGGGACTTAGCGGATTGTGACCTTGACCACGAACTTGAGTAAGTTCGGTCGAAGCGATTGTATCGAAAACGATAGCAGCCATAATATTTTATAGTATTGGGTTAATGTTGACTTACGCCTCTGTGCAGCGGATTTCACCAGCAACTTCACCCCACATGCGGGAAGTACCAATGGTCTGCTTGTAGTAGATGTAAGGAGCTTTCTTCTTACCGGACAGGCGCCAGATGTCACCAACTAGCTCTTGGCCAATTGCAAGTTTCTGTGCCGAAGGCAAGGAGACGCGAACACGTCGCTCGTCGCCTACAATAGGAAGACGTTCGCTGAGGCGGAAGTTGTATCCGAGAACACTGGTAGGATTACCATCTGCGAGACTCTTTTTAATAGAGTAATCTGCATTGGTAATCTCATCGAAGGCGAGAAGTTCTTCCCACTGGTAGGAAGTCATCACACAGTCTAGCCTGGTGTTTTCGTCGATTGCTTCAAGACGTAGCATTGTGGTGCGAAGTGCCTTGAGCTTGTCGATGGTGAGACCATAAGCTCCTGCATCACCTGTAAGGGTGAAGTTAGCACCAACAGAACAACCTTCGTACTGGCCAGCCTTGAGTGTATAACGACCAGCCGTAGCAAGGATCTTGTTCGAAGAGCCGTTGCTGACTTCACCGACAGTGACTGTAGTGCTATCGAGATCCGTAGGAGCCACGCAGTAGTTGATGACAGTATCACCCGATTTGCCTGTATACGCAGGAGCGTAGTAGCCTTCGTTAATGATGTCATCACGTTTGCGCTTACCCGAGGCAAGCATCTTCATGGAGTAAGGATTCTTCGGGTCAGTGATGACACGCATGAGATCCTTCTCATCCACGATCTTACCGATGTCGTAAGACTTCAGGCCGATACGACGTCTGTCGTGTGGAATTTCGGATACAGGGTTATCGGAGTAACGAGTGTTATCCTCCTGCATTTCTTCCGCCTCGCCAATGCGATCCCAATAATCGTATTCAGCGGCTTGCGATTCATGTTCGACCAATGGGTCGAGTTTAGACACGGTTTGTTCAAAACCGAGCTGGAAACCTTCGCGAAACTGGTTCACGAATGAGGTTTCGATGGATTCTGGAGTTCCTGGATTCAGGCTCATAATATGTATAAATAGAAGTTTATTGCTCGGAGAGCTTCATGCCCTGCGAAGTTTTAGGTTCGAGGAGCTGCCCTTTCGGACTCTTCTAGTTTTACGTTACCAACGGCTGGTTACAGCTTTCCAGAGACCCAAAAAGGGCTGCCTCTATAGATGAGACAGCCCTAAATTTGTTACAGAGTCAACCTTAGATACCTATAAAGCGTATTTTTTATGGTAGAGCGCGGTGCGCTTCTTCAGAATGTCTTCGCGTTTGAGCTTATCCGCGATAGATAGACCCCCTGGATCGGCCATAATAATATCACTGTGCTGCGCGTCGAAGTCCTTAATCTGGGCCGCAACACCTGCGACAGTATCCCCGCTGAATCCGCCGCCTTGGCCTCCAGAGACCATTCCAGCATCTTGGACCAGTGGCGCAAGTGTGTGGAACAGCTTCATGATACCGGGGTGGTTTTCCACAATAGGGGACCATTGGACCAAGTCGCGTAACTCAGGGACCTTCTCAGCCAAAATCTCAAAAGCTTCATTGGCTGATTTATGGTTGAGCTCATAATTATCCGCCCACTCGTTCTGGAGCTGGCGCTGCTGCGCGGTGACAGATTCCTTGATCTGACTATCCAGCTCGCCACTGGAGCCAACGGTCTTGTTCGCCCATACCTCACCAAGCTTATTGGCCTGCTGTGTTGAGAGATTCAGTTGGTCTGCTACAGCACGTAGCTCAGTGATATCTGTCTCCGAGAGCTTGTGGGCCACTGTTTCATCTCCTCGAGCCACATCATAAGACTCAGCAAAAGTATATGCGTCAGCGGTCTCAGGACGGACGTTCGAGTAGAAGCTTGTCCATTCCTCCTCACCCCAGTTCTCATTAGGGGCTTCGAGACGCTTCTTACCGAGAGCGGACTGCGCGTTGAGCGTTTGGTCCACCAGTGAGCTGAAGTTCTTGGTGTCTTTAAAGATACCAAGCTCCCGTTGCTCCTCAGGTAGCGAGCCAACGAACGCCTTGAAAGTGTCCTCGGACGCGAAGTCCATTGTTCCAGTGGGCGGAGCTGGTGCA